AATTGTCAGAATTTTGCTGTTTTCATCTCGTTAATAAGCAGAAATACGCTGTCGCTAAAGGATCACCTAATTAGCCCTTTAATAATGATTGACGTGCGAGTATTTTTTTATTTATAGATGATTCCATTAGAGCAGGAGAATTTTAATATGATACTAAGTACTGAACAGGCAAAAGAGATCGGAGAGGCACTTGTGGATGCCTCTGAAAGATCCATAGAAGACAATAAAGACCACTATGTTGTTTATTTAGATGAGTCTGGGAAGGCTGCTTGTATGGCTGTTGACCCTGACATCCATAGTTATGGCTACAAAGTAGTGGCTCATGTTACTAAGACCTAAAATACATCTGACGTGCGAGTAAATTAGCCCCTCCTGGGGCTTTTTTTGTATCAATATTAATACACACTCCCCATTAAAAACCCCCTGATCCGAAAACCAGGGGGCGTTCAAACGCAGTGAACAGTTGTGAACAGGGAGGTTATTCACAATACAATACTAACACTCAAACTTAACAAAGTGCAAGCAAATAATTTAGTATTGACTCTGACTCAACACCACAACTATGGTTTATCTATCCGCATAACCATGGGAGGTTGTAGAATGGGATCGATTAAATACTTAGAACGTCATGTGCTATCCACAGGCCAGATATCTTGGGGTGCAAACCCATCTAAGGCAGTGCGAGAAGCACTCCTAGTCAAATATGAAAGCTACAACGAAAAGAAGGACGCTGTTGACCGTTGTATGGAATGGGAGAAGGCGTTTCTGGATTACAAACGGGGCATTGATAGAAAAAAGCATATCAGTGAGAACTCTGTTAATGGATTAATAGCTGCTTATAAAAATACATCCAATTGGGACCGTCTTTCGGTCAATAGTAAGAATACATACCAGCAACTGATAGATTCAGTCGTAAATAGTCGCATAGGACGATCAAATATCTCCTTTGGGGAGACCTTACACCATAATATCACCGTAAAAGTAGTGGAAAGATTACACAAACAACTGTGTAATGATGTGAGTGAGCATCGTGCAAACCATGTGTGCAAAGTCCTGCGCCGTGTGTGGTTTGTAGGCTTCCGTTTAGGCCTTACACGTTCCAACCCCTTTTCTAAGATGGGTCTAGCCACTCTACCGTCACGGGATGTTAGGTGGGAGAAAGAACACATAGACATATTCGTAGCTAAAGCTGACGAAATGAACCTGTGGTCTATCGGTACGTTGGCATTGATGTGTTACGACCTCTGCCAGCGCATCGGAGACATGAGACAGATCCGTTGGGGTAACTATGATCTCCAAGGCGACAGCTTCTTCGACTTTGTACAAGAGAAAAGCCGCACGGTACGAAAGCCCCAAGGCAACCTGGTATCTGTTCCCGTAATGAATGAAGAACTCAAGGCACGGATCGACAGCCTAACCCGTGGTGGTAAGGATGATTTCATTATCCTTAATGAGCGTACAGGTCGGCCCTACAACAGGTGGGCTTACAAGACTGTAGCAGAGGTACGCAAAGCCGCTGGGCTACCTGAAGAACTAAAGATCTCAGACTTACGCCGTACAGGCGCTACTGAGGCTGGGGAAGCTGGTCTAACCGAAGATGAAATCATGGCACTTACAGGCCACACTTCCCGGGAAGTGGTGAGTGTCTACGTTAAGAAAACCCGCCGTATGGCATCAACCGCAGCGAGAAAGAGGCATGGAAGATGATAAGTATAAATGAGGCAAGAGCAGCCTTTGAAGATGAACTGAAGAAAGTATTTAAGTCTGCCGGGGTTCCTGCGTGTCAAATTCACCCGCTAACTGAACGGTTTATTGATTTAGTTACTGCCATCCGTTGGGAGTTAAGAAAATCAAATGGACGTTAGGATACCCCCAGAATTGGAACGTCACCTGGAAGCTATTGGGGTGCTTAATAAGAACCCATTAGACGAACATGAAGACCTTCCTCACCCGAATGCATTTGAATTTAATAAAGTCGCACTGGACGATACTGGAGAACCCCCTTGGTAAAAATATTAGCTAAACTAGTTGGACTAACTCAACCTACCATAAACATGGACGCCAGTTCCCCAGAAGAACTGATCTCCTATGCTGCTAGGGTTTCCAACCCATCCAACCAGACCAACCACAAGACATCCTCTGGGCTTCTTAAATACTGCATGAAGAACAAGCACTGGTCTGTGTTTGAAATGGCTAACGCTGTTGTAGAGGTCAAGGCTCCTCGGGATATAACCCGGCAGCTATTGCGTCACCGTAGCTTTAGCTTTCAGGAGTTCAGTCAGCGTTACTCAGATGAAATTGAAATGACTGATCGTGAGTATCGTCGGCAAGACAAAAAGAACCGCCAGAACTCTATTGATGATCTAAGTGAAGCGGTTACTAAAAAGGTAAATAACAAGCAGTTACAGGTGCGTACACTTACCTTCGATGTATATCACAAGCTTAGAGAGTATGGTGTAGCTAAGGAGACAGCCCGTGCGTTGCTTCCAGAGGGGCTTACGATGTCCACATTATATGTGAACGGCACACTACGGTCATGGCTTCACTACTTAGATGTGCGGGATGATGAAGGCGTCACACAATGGGAACATGTTCTGTTGGCCCGTGAAATCAAAAAAGTTCTGGCCCCAGCATTCCCCATTATTATGGGTGATAACAAACCACAGATCAGACCCATGACCGACGAAGAAAGACAAAGAGCAACCTATAAGGCTATGCAGAATCAATACGGATAATAGGTGACCCGACCAATTTTAACCAATCCAATCCAATGATACTAGATAAGTTACTGATATCATTGGATTTGGTTGCGGGAGTAGGATTTGAACCTACGACCTTCAGGGTCTCCGAAACTTATTAAATATCAATAAGATACAGAGATATCAATTAGTTAGTCTACAAACCCATCACCTTACTAAATACCACAATTAACTATTGACTAGTTGACCATTGGCTGTATCCTACGGACACCCCGTCCAGGGGTGGAATACCTAGGGAGGGTATGCAATGAACTTTAGTTATCGTGACCAGTGGGATATATTACAATCTATAAATCTTACTGATGGTGAGCATAAGTCTATAGATTGCCCGTTCTGTGGTGGACGTAAGAAATTCAGTATATCCAAGATAGACGGTAAAACTCTTTGGAACTGCTATAAAGCAAGCTGTACAGCTAAAGGTGTATACTCTGGTCCCAGGACTATTGAAGAAGCTAAAGCGTATATGGCAGGAAAGAATAAAACAAAGTTTGAAAAAAAGACTACTCCTGTACCCACTATGGTTACGTCGATAGATAACCACCCCGCCGCAGTAGAGTACATCAAATCAGTTAACAGTTATGAAGCATACCAAAATGGGTCAGTTACGTTGAAGTACTGCCCTAGTGATAACAGAGTCCTGTTCTATACACACACTAATGAAGGTGCAGTGGGCAGAAGCCTTTCTACCAGAGGCCCTAAGTGGTGGGCTTACGGAGATACGCAGTCTGGGGTTCACGTTGGTACGGGGTCTACAGCGGTATTAGTTGAAGATGCAGCTTCTGCCTGTGCTGTGTCCAGGTGCAGTAATATAGTCGGTGTTGCACTATTAGGCACAAACTTAACTAAAGACCTCGAAAAATCACTTAGCTGTTACGAAAATGTTATAATTATCCTTGACAATGACGCAAAACAAAAGGCAGTATTTATGTCACGGGCTTTATCTAAGTCCACAACAATGAGGATAACTAAGCTGGACTTAAAGGTTCTAAGCTTAGGAGATACCGAGAGGCTACTTTATGCGTACAATTGATATTAACCGTACAACAGAAAAATCATCGTATACTTGGGAGTATCTGTGTCCATTAACTTTTAGTAAACCTAAATCTGGCCCTAGTAATTTATCAACTACAGGCGGCTTCATGCCCGTCATTTTTTCTATATACTTGATGAATCCACACCTTGGCCCTCCCTACTTTTCAGTTTAATGAAACCGTGCAGATGAAAACTGCACTATCGTCAATCTGAATTTTTAAAGGTGTACTATGAAATTACGGGCGCTCGTCCTATTGGACTACGATCTGCCAGATGCGGGATTAATCGAAGCTGCGGATCAACAGAAAGCACTTCAAGCTAAAGTAGATGAAATAACTAAGGGGAACCCAAAAATTGTGTACAGCACAGTGGATATGCGTGAGCGTAGAGGAGATACCCAGCCTGACCTGAAGAAGATGAAATTTCGTCAGACATAAATAACTGTAATACAACAGTTTAATTCGTAATTAGGCCCTGGGTTTTACCTGGGGTCTTTTTTTATCTTGATTACCATTACAATGGTCCTTAGTACAGTGAATGCAGCATCACGCTACTCACTAGCTAAAAAGGGCCAAACATGGATAAAGCATTGTTGAAGACACTTCTATCTTCAGAATTCTATCAAGCAAATAAAACAAAAATGAGGCAGTCACTTTTCACAGGTAACAATGCAGAGGTTTATAAAACCATTGCCCAGGCACAGGATAAGTATGATCAGGATGTTAACACCAATGACATCCTAGCAATCTGGGCTACCAACAACCCCGTTGCCACAGTCTCTGAAAAAGAAGACTTTGCCGATACTCTTGCCGAAGTGCGGGAGCAAACACCCCTGACGCAAGAGATAGCACGGGATGTTATTGGGGATCTTTGGCGCAAAGAGACAGGCCGGGATGTAACCAACTTAGGCATTCAAATGGCTGAAGGTCATTCGGATGCAATGGCTAAACTAAAGAGCCTTATTGAGCGCACTTCCGAGGACTACCTTCCAGACGATTTTGGTGAGCCGACAACAGATGATCTGTATGAACTACTCGCTCAAACAAGTGATGAGTCACGTTGGAAATTTAACATCAACCAACTTTCTAGGAATGTATACGGTCTAGGCCCTAGTGAGTTTATGATTATATTCGCCCGACCTGAGACAGGTAAGAGCGCCCTAGCTGTTAGCCTATGTGCAGCCCCAGATGGTTTCTGCCAACAAGGTGCAAAGGTACTATATATTGGTAACGAGGAAGCAACCCGGCGCACCAAGCTACGGGCCATTCAATCATTCACAGGTATGACCACAACAGACATACAAGCTAACCCTGATTTAGCTTCAAGTCGTTACCTAGCCATTCGTGACCGTTTAATTATGAAAGATGCCCAGGAATGGGACATGACTATGTTGGATGGGTATGTCGCCCGTATCAAGCCTGACATCCTAGTGGTAGATCAACTTGATAAGGTTAACATCGCTGGTCAGTTTGGTGGCACACACGAAAAGCTTCGTGAAATATACCGACAAGCTAGGGAACTAGCTAAACGACATGAGTGCGGTATCATCGCTGTATCCCAGGCAAGTGCGGAAGCAGAGGGCCGTGTACGCCTAGACTTCTCTATGATGGAAAACAGTCGTACTGGTAAGGCAGCGGAAGCAGATTTAATATGTGGTGTAGGTAAATCCTCTGGTGAGGATGATGATGGCCCTGATCCCACTAGGTTCCTACAAATATCCAAGAACAAATTATCAGGTTGGCATGGTCAAATTATCTGCAATCTACAGGCCGAAATAACACGGTATGTAGACTGATGGGTAAACGATCTAACTTTGAACGCAAGCCCCGTGACTATTATAGAACGCCTATAGAAGCCGCAGAACCTATCAGACCGTTTATTCAGGATGTCCAGACGTTCTGTGAGCCGTGTGCGGGTGATGGTGCATTAATACGATGTCTTCTTACGATGGGTATGACCTGTGTCAGTGCCTTCGATATAGAACCTCAAAAGATTGGCATCGATATACTGGACGCCACCCAGCTTGATGAACATCATCTTAACAATGCAGATGTTATTGTAACGAACCCGCCCTGGGAGCGTTCAATCCTACACCCAATGATAGAAAGGTTCTCAGATCTGCGGCCTACCTGGCTGCTATTTGATGCTGATTGGGTCCACACAAAACAGGCCATCCCCTTCCTACCAAGACTCAGAAAGATCGTGAGCATTGGACGGGTAAAATGGTTCGATAAAACCGCAGGTAAAGACAACGCCTGTTGGTATCTTTTTGACCGTTACAACGAAAGTTATAACACTAAATTCTACGGGAGAACATAATGCTATCATCGGATTGCACAATACAGGATGTTAAAAACGCTATCCACGACACAAGGAAGTTTATCCCCTACGACGATAGCTTTCATAAAACCTCTGTCAAAACTTTAAATAAATTAGAACTTCTACTGGAATTCATGGAGATTGGGGGGGAGGGCATAAAGTACCGTGGTGGCAGTGTTGAGATAGATATTAAATATCTCGCAACGCTATCGGGTAAGAAGTGGTGCGTCGTAGGTAAAAACTGGTGGTATCCATACGGTAACCCTACGGACCTTCTGCATAAGTTGCGGGGGTCAGCGGATGCTTAGTGAACATGACCTCAAAGAATTCTATGAAATGCTTGAGAAGAATAAAGCGGCATACAAGAAATCACAATCACCAGAGGTGAAAGACCTTTTGGATGAACAGCTAGATTTAATAAACGCTTTTATTCTCAACCAAAAGAAGATCATCGCTAAGTTAGCGGGGTTCAAGATATGACTAAAACCCTCGTACTAGATCTGGAAACCACTGTGCAACGGTTTGATGGAAAGATCGACAACAGCCCATTCAATTGCGCAAATAAATGTGTATCGGCACACTTTGGCTGGTTAGGCTGGGATACGGTAGATGAAGTAACTAATCTTGTATTTTTTCATGACGAAAAGGATGTTCCTGATAGTCCTGAACCTTTGCGAAAAGCTTTGCAAGAAGCTGACGTGCTAGTGGCACACAATGCTAAATTCGATGTCCTATGGCTAAAGGCTATGGGCATGCCAATCCCACCTACCATCCGTTGCACAATGATCAACGAATATATCCTGGCTAAAGGCCAGAGAACTAAGCTTTCACTGAAAGAGACTGCCCAGCGCAGAGGTGGTTGGGGATGATTGAGCAAAAGAAAAGTGAACTAGTCGATGATCTGTTTAAGTCAGGTGTCGGGTTTGAGGCCATGCCTCTGGATGATGTTGTAATTCCCTATGCCGAGGCTGACGTTAAATCCTGTGCTGGGGTGTACCTATCTCAGATGGATGCTTTTGAGTCAGAAGAAAATCTGTCTTTAAAACCTATTGTTGTCCTGATGAATGAAATGCTTGAATTCTTAGTCGAGTGTGAAACCAATGGGGTAAAGATAGATTTAGAAGAACTTTCCTCTATCGGTGAACAGTTCCAAAAAGAGCATGATGAACTAAGCAAGCGGCTGGAAGAGATCGTAGAAATTGTAATGGGGGATACCCCAATCAATTTAAATTCAGGAGCAGATGTATCTAAACTTATATATAGTAGAGAAGTAGTTAACAGGGACTACCATATACAGACCTTCCGCATCGGCACAAACGCTGAAGGTAAACCCCTTCCCCCACCTCGTATGAATAAAGCAGAGTTTAACACTGCGGTACGTTCAAACACTAGAGTGGTACAGAAGACCTCTGTTGTTTGTTGTCCAGAGTGTGATGGTCGAGGTCTGGTACAGAAGTATAAACAGAAAACTAGGACTAAGAATAAGATAACGTACAAGGTTCCTGGTGACCCATATAAGAACTTGTCTAAGTGTCCATCATGTGTGGGTGTGGGCGCTTTCTATAACCCTACGGGTAAAGTGGCAGGGCTGAAGATAAGTCCTCTTGGGCCTCAGTATGCTTCCGTGAATGGGTTTAAGACTGACAAAGGTACAATAAAGCTTTTGATCTCTCATGCTAAAAGTAAGAACAATGATCTAGCTGTGGAATTTCTTACGAAGATTAGTAGGCTTTCGGCAGTATCTACCTACTTAACAAGTTTCGTAAAAGGTATAGAAACCTGGACCCGCCCTAATGGCCTAATACACACAAACTTCAACCAGTGCATAACCGCAACCGGGCGTCTTAGTTCTTCCAATATTAACCTGCAAAATATGCCAAAACGGGGCTTCCCTGTCCGTAAAGCTATGGTGTCTAGATTTGACTACAAAATTGTTGAATTCGATTACTCAGGATTAGAATTTCGTGTTGCTGGAGAAGTGTCCCGAGATCCTCAGATTATTGAAGATATTCTGAATGGTAAGGACATCCATAAACAGACAGCTTCTATCATTAACCGGGTTTCGATTGATAGCATATCAAAAGATAAGAGACAGGCTGCTAAAGCATACTCGTTTGCTCCCCTGTATGGCGGCATGGGTGCTGGTGAACCAGAACATATACGGAACTACTTCTCTGAATTCTTTGTGATCTACAAAGGTCTAAAATCTTACCAGCAACGTCTTATGGATGGGGTCGTTAAGAACGGTATAGTCCAGACACCTAGTGGCAGACAGTATTACTGGCCTAATGCCAGAAGGCTGAAGAATGGTCGTGTCACGAATGCTACTCAGGTAGTCAATTATCCTATCCAAGGATTTGCCACAGGGGACATAGTACCTCTGGCCTGTATTCGTGCTTTTAGGCTGTTCAAGAAGCACAACCTAAAGTCGAAACTCATCCTAACGGTACACGACTCAATTGTAGTGGATTGCCACCCAGATGAATTGACGCAGGTAAAAAAAGTTTTAGTCGAAGCTATGGCAAATGTAGGCGAAGAATTAGAGCAACGCTTTGATTATAAGCCTGTATTACCCCTGGATGTAGAAATGACGGTAGGGCCTAACTGGCTTGAGCAGGAAGAGATTCCGCTTGATTAGTGGTGCTTAGTTATGGTACATTATAAACTCAATATAAAAGGAGACACCAATGGGTGACTTAACAGCAGTACAGGCCGCAGACCTTGCCATAATGGAAAAAAAACTTGGCGCATCAGGCGTCGAAAATTCAAAAGTAATTATGGATGAATTAAAAATTAACTACGAGGATGAAGATGACAATGGAACCCGATTAGACATGGGCCATGTGTTCGTCAAAGGTAGCGATAAAAATTACTTTTACGCAAAATCTTTCACGTTTCGTCCGTTGAGCCAGATGCATCAATATACTTTGTATGATGCTCAAGAAAAGAAGATGGCATGCAAAAGCCGTTTACTCACAGATTTTTTTGAGGAAGCACGGGATACGAAAGGTACATTACGTTGCGGAAAACCTAGTTCCAAAGAGATGCGGGACATGACTGACGAACAGAGAAAAAAGTATTCAGGTGTAAAAAATGAAAGGCAACTACGGGGCCTTGTGTCTTACACAGGGGTGTCTTCTTCTGGTGAAGAAAAGACTTATGAAAATCATCCTGTATTGATGCGCTTAAAGGGTCAGAATAATTATCGCCTGGATGAAAAGAGCAGGATATATTCTCCTTTTGAAACACAATTTTTAAAACAGATTCCTCGGGGATCTAGCATGTGGAATTTTGCTCTTGGTGTGGAAACTTGCCGTAGGAAAAGTTCTTCCACAGGTAAGGCTTATTATACTTTTGAGTACTCTCCTGATTTCGGTTCACCTCTGCCCATCGACAAAGACATCTTCGATACACTTACAATGATTGAGCAGATCATCGACGATGAAAACGCTTACGTTGATGGTCAGTACTATAAAGCAATTAAAGGGGATGCTTACGAAGCAGAAGCCTCTCAAGTTCTAGACCAGATGCACGAAAGCCTGGATGCTGACTATGAGGACGTAGCCTAATGCTGCAAGAACTCATTCATATGACGATGGATCGTATGTCTAACGACGAATACGACGATCTGGTTGTTGAAGATGAATGGATTGATGCGGTTGGTGAAAATATCAAACGGGAACTAAAGAAAAGCCTCACCCCTAGATCAAAAGATTTCCGAATTCGTGGGTCCAATGTTGGTAGACCAGCGTGTGTCCTGCAAATGCAGAAGTCAGGGGCTGAACCTTCTCGAAAACCTTACCACTTTGTAATGCAGATGCTGCACGGGTACATGATCGAAGAGATTATGACACTCATACTAAAAGTAGCAGATGCTAATATCACAGGCGGTAAAGCGAAGGTTTCTTTAGATCTTGAGGGCGTGACTATTAAGGGCGAGGACGATGTTCAAATCGATGGTAAAGAGTTTGATGTGAAGTCGTGTTCTCCCTGGGCTTTCGCTAACAAGTGGAGTGAAGGATACCGGGGATTACGCAAGTCCGATAACTTTGGTTACGTTGGTCAACTCATGGCCTACTCAGAGGCGCAGAGTATACCTGTCGGCGGTTGGATTGTAGTAAACAAATCTAATGGCGAAGTGATGGTTGTAGACGCAGATGATAGCCCATCAGAACGTAAGATCGTTCTAGATAAGATGAAGGCTACTGTGCGAACCATAGACAGGGATGCCCCGTTTAAGCGTTGTTTTGATCCCATAGAGGATAGCTACAAGAGAACCCCCACCGGGCGTAAGTATCTCAGTAGAGATAACTGCGGCATGTGTGACTTCAAAACTTCTTGCTATCCCGGTGTTCAGTACAAGGCGCAGCCTGAGAGTACGGCAGTCAATCCACCCTTCAAATGGTATGTCAGCGAGGACTAATGCCTATCAAACCATCGTCTGCCAAGGCGAAGGGGAGAAAGCACCAACAGTGGGTTAGAGATCAAATCCTGGGAAGGTTCCCTAAGTTAGAACCTGATGATGTCCGTTCCACTGGAATGGGGCAAAACGGAGAGGATATTCAGTTATCCCCTGCCGCCAGGAGACTCTTTCCCTACACCGTAGAATGCAAGAGCAACAAAAGCTTCGCAATCTACAAAGTGATGGAGCAAGCGGAAGCCAATTGCCCCAAAGGTGCTGAACCCCTCGCAGTCATAAAAGCTGACAGACAAACCCCTTTGGTTGTCTTGGATGCTTCTCACTTTTTCGATTTGCTACAAAGGATTAAAAAATGAACGCAGAAGATTTAGAGCCTGACACCGTGGCCTTGGTACTGTCCCTTGATGAAAAAGGGAGTACCATTGTTTCCAGCATAGCAAACTTTGACGATGATCTTGATGAAGAGACTGAAGCTTACATGCTCTTCTTACTTCGTGGTTTATCTATGATGGCGGCTACGGCCTCTCCTACGATGGCTGTTTTCGGAAGCGCCTTATTCGATGTTGAGGAACTAGATTCACAAGAAGGTGGCTTTGAACCTGCGGATGAACTTATCGATAGGATGAATGATACCAAGGTAGTTCCCATCAACGGTAAGAAAAGACCTAACTGATGGATGCAGTTAATAGCCCCCCGCATTACAACCAATCAGGTATCGAATGTATTGATGCCATCAAGGCTGCTTTAGGCCCTGAAGGCTTCCAGAAATACTGCCAAGGCAATGCAATCAAGTACCTCTGGCGACATGAATACAAAGGCGGCATTCAGGATCTGGATAAAGCTGTTTGGTACATTAATCGCCTTAAATCTGAACTTTTAAAAGCCCATGTTCTAGAGGATGAAGAATGACCCCTGGATATGAATATTTTAGCGAGGGATCTGAGGCCCTGCGTGACCCCAACACATATTTGGGAAAAAGCCCCTTGGATATGGTTAAGCATTTTGCCCGTGTTTATGGACAGTCATTGAACCATGAGTGGGCCAAGGGCAGTACCGCAGATTTATTTAGAACTGTGCTTATTAAAGAAGAATATGCTGAAGTTTTGTCAGCCACAGATGCTGAAAACATGGTCAAAGAACTAGCAGATTTAGTCTACGTCACATTCGGAATGGCGGCTAAATTTGGATGGGATTTAGACGAAGCAATTCGCAGAGTACATGCGTCCAATATGAGCAAATTGGATGATGACGGTGAGCCTATCTACCGGGAGGACGGGAAAGTTCTCAAAGGGCCAAATTATCAAGAACCAAATCTGAAAGACTTAGTTTAAGGGGGCATACAATGCTAAAAAACTCATACGGGCCTACATTACCTATCAGTGAGCAGATCCATAAAGAAAAATATCGCAGTGAAGGCGAAACTTTCCACGAAGCAATGACCCGTGTGGCCGAAGCACTGAAAGATGATGAACCTCACTTTAATCAGTTTAGAAATATCCTGTATAACCAGCGGTTCTTACCAGCGGGGCGTGTACAATCAGCTATGGGCGCACCACGAACTGTCACTCCATATAACTGCTTTGTGAGTGGTACAATTGAAGACAGCATGGAAGGTATTATGGATGCGGCTAAAGAAGCCGCCAGAACCATGCAGCTTGGAGGGGGTATCGGGTATGACTTCTCCACACTTCGTCCTCACGGTGCGCTTATAAAGAGCCTAGACAGTCGTTCTAGTGGCCCTCTTAGCTTTATGCAGATCTTTGATAGTGTATGCCATACTATTGCTTCCGCAGGTCACCGCCGGGGCGCTCAAATGGGCGTTTTAAGGGTAGATCACCCCGATATCGAAAAGTTCATCCGTGCTAAAAATAACAGTACTGAACTAACAGGATTTAATATTTCCGTAGGCGTTACAGACGCATTTATGGAAGCGGTTAAGACCAATGGTCAATTTGATCTGGTGTTTGAAGACCGTGTGTATTCTACCGTGAATGCCCGTGCTTTATGGGACGATATTTTAAGATCAACATGGGATTGGGCTGAACCAGGTATCCTGTTTATTGATCGAATTAACCGTAAAAATAATCTCCATTACTGTGAGAATATTGTTGCTACTAACCCATGTGGCGAACAGCCTTTGCCGCCCTACGGTGCTTGCTTGCTGGGATCTTTCAATCTCACAAAATATGTAGTTAGTACGCATGAAGACGGTAAGTACATCTTCGACATGGATATGTTGAAAGAGGATATACCAAGCGTAGTACGGGCTATGGATAACGTAGTTGATCGTGCAACTTACCCTCTACCCCAGCAAGAAAAACAGGCCAAGGATACCCGCCGTATGGGGTTAGGCGTAACTGGTGTCGCAAATGCTATTGAAGCATTAGGTCACGATTATGGTTCAGAGAAATTCATCGAAGTACTAGAAGATATCATGGGTACTATTCGGGACATTTGCTATGAAACGTCTATCACGCTGGCAAAAGAAAAAGGTGCGTTTCCTCTATTTCATAAAGACTACCTAGCCAGTGAATTTACTCAAACCCTGCCAAAGGATATCCGTAAAAAGATCTCACGGCATGGTATCCGTAATTCACACCTTCTAAGTGTCGCTCCCACAGGCACAATCAGCTTGAGTGCAGATAATGTATCCAGCGGTATAGAACCTGTATTCAGCCACTTCTATGATCGTACCATTCAGACCTTTGATGGCCCTACAATTGAGCGGGTAGACGATTATGGATATCGGGAGTTTGGGGTCAAAGGTAAGACCGCAAATGAACTGTCTGTATTCGATCATGTACGGGTTCTAAATGTTGCATCAAAGTACGTTGATTCCGCTTGCTCAAAAACCTGCAACGTAGGGGATGAAGTAACCTGGGAACAATTTAAACAGGTGTACATGGATGCTTATGAAGGCGGTTCGTCAGGTTGTACTACATTCCGTGCTTCTGGAAAAAGATACGGAATTTTGAATGCTTCTACGTCAGAAGATGTAGTGGATGAAAAACCAGAAGAAAAAGACAATTTCATTGATGAAGGTGGAGCGTGTTACTATGACCCAGCTACTGGTTTGCGTAAGTGTGAATAGCCATGAATGAACCCTTTGATGAAGGCTTTAAAGCCTTTTTTAGGGGGGATTTCATATGCAACTATAGGCTCCGATCTCACTACTATCGTGAGTGGCATCGGGGCTTCAACTCAGCATTCTTCTACAACAGGGATACGCATGTACAAAGCATTCCAGAAGAGTATCTTCAACAAGTATGATGCACCTGCCAGGGACACGGCCAAGAAGTTTTGGTCTTCGCAGGGGTACACTTGTACGGACCATGCCGATGAATATGACGTGGATCTTGTTGTGGAGAAAGATAATAAACGGTTCTACTGCGAGGTAGAGGTAAAGACCACCTGGCACGGGCAGGAGTTCCACTATGACACGCTACATATCCCTGCCCGTAAGGCTAAGTTTCTATCTAAACCAACTCAGTTTATGGTGTTCAATAATAGTATGACTAGAGCGGCTATAGTAGGCCGTAATAAGTTGTTAGGTTCTGCTACTATTGAGGTTCCTAATAGGAAGATTGCTTTCGGGGAACGGTTCTTTGATGTACCCAAGGAAGATCTATTTTTTGTACCTATAGAAATATAAAAGGCCCCCAAGTCTATTGACCTAGGAGCCTTGTAATTCTATAATATATTTAACGGGGTTGGTCCCCCGTTTAGCTAGTAAGAAGCCCTCAGATTTCGGTCTGGGGGTTTTTCTTTACCTGCCTAGCCCCAGCATTTCGATTGTCTGATCCCCAATTTTTCTTAGTGTGGACCTGGCATCTTCTACCGTGCCATCTACGGCGTCAGCCCCATCAATGACGTATTCGTCCCAGGATTTGTATGTATCTTCTCTGTCTGCTTCCGCATATTTTCCTATACGAATACCTAAAGAGAACATTTCATCGTACATATCACGGGGTAGTCGAAATGGTCCTATTCCCTTAGTAGCCCTGCGCTTCTCAAGCTTATCTATGACTTGTAGGGCAAGCTTACTGTCGGCTACTACAACGTCCATAGCAATCTCATACCGATTAGCAATGTCTAGCTTTTCTGCCGCAAGTCTACCCGCTGTTCTTGCCTGAGTACCTATACGGTTAAGTGGCCCTACAATCACGTTGATCATAGTATTAATTGCATTTTGGTATTGCTGGATTTCTGGTGTTCCAGATGAACCCGGTAAGGCTTTAGAGTTACGCTTTGCTTGGCTTTCGGACGCAGATGTCAAAATAGTCTTAATGACATTATTTAACTCAGGCTCACCCGCAAGGATGATTTCCCCTGACGCCGCAAGCCCTGTATTTTCTTTAAGTATGTTGCGAACTTTAGCTACGCTAGTTATCGGTGCGCCAGAAGATGTCTGCCCCGCAGTAAATGCTTTCTCCCTCAACTCTTGTAAGTAAAGTTTCTTCAGCCCACCCTGCACAACAGGGTTGTTGTCCGTAGCGTTTAGTATTGCTTGCACACTATCCGCACCATTAGAAGAATTAAGCATAGAGATTATCTTATTCTCTACATTTGCAGAGGGCATTCCTGGTACAAAGTCATCCACAAATCCAGAAATTAATTTAGAAAAAGCATCGTTCTGCATAGCTGCAAATTGCTCTTGTGCTTGCACTAACGTGTCTGAAACAGACTCTCCTGTTTGCCTAGAATTCTTAATTCTGCTTTCTAGCAAGTCTAGTTCCATTGCCAGAGTATCGAAGTTGCCTCGCATTTGGTCAGCGTACCCTCGAATGGTGGCACTAAGAGTAGCAGGATCTATGTTGTTAATACCGTCTTTGGTGATCTGGGCGTATAAATCCTCAAACGTCCTAGCGACTATATATTCTTGAACAGTCTCTGGGCTTGCGCCTAAATCTGATACTTCCAGTGCTTTTACCAACTGCTCTACTTCTTCAGAAGCGCCAGACTCAAGGATATTGGTAACCTGTCCTTGGGACTGTACTGTTTCTGCTACAGGATTAATACCTCTGCCACGGGTATCTTTAAATGTCTGGTAAGTATCCGTTAGTGGAGCATCTCCCCACAAAGGAATAAAGTCACGTTTATAGTAATTCATAGCATTTGTGGCAGCGTCTTTAGCTTCTGGGTTGTTATTAGCCACAAACTCAACCTGGTCATCGATATACTTAACCACAGATCTTAGGCGAGTACCTACAGGCCCTTTACCACTATTATAAGCTTCTTCCGCTAGAGCAGATATTGCAGGACGAATATCATTATATAGACGTTTGAAATCTACCCCCGCCTCAAATAATTCTTCTCCTAAATCTGCAATATCTGTTGGCGCTTTAGTAACGGGGTTACCAAATTGATCTAGAATAGTACTGGGGGCCTCATCACCAGGTTTAGCTTTTTTGTATGCCGCCTTAATTGTAGCAACTAATCGGGACTGCAAGAATTCCGCACCCTCAGTACCAAACTGATCTAGGTTTGTAGATAATTCATCAATTAAGTTTCCGAAACCTTCATAATCAAATCTAGCACCTTCAGGTATCGCATTAAACAGATCGTTTTTCTGTTTGGTCATGCGCTCCGCTTCATCGATAAGCGTGGTCGCTATTTCTTTTTTCTTTGCTACTGATAAGGCGCTAACTTCAGAGGATGAAACTTTACCTAGTCGGCTTAAAGCCGGGGATAAGTTAGGGTCACTAAGTATGTTATTTAGCGCAGCTTCATTATCAGTCTTAATTGCCTCTTCTGCTTCAAATATACTACGTTGTTGTTTCAGAATTCGGCTGTCATTACTTCCAACAATACCTTCTACCGCATCGTCCATAGTAGAACCTACAGGTAATGCGGCGTCAGCCTCTTCCTGGAGAATTCTATCTGTCTGCACGTTAATGGCGTTTGCTTGCTGGTTAAGTGCGCCCTGGTTTTTAGAACTACTTACAATACCGCTACGGATTTGCTGAATTCTTGCCTGTGTTTGCGGAGTTACTGCTTCCCCCGCTTCTAGGGCAGAGAATACATCTAGCACCAGGTCATTATTTTGTTTGCTTGCCTTGGTCTGATCGATCAGAAGAGTACTGTTCTTTCTAATCACTTCGATAAGTTGCTGCCGTGCAGTTTCCATATCCTGTTTTGTGGAAGATGCTTGCACCGCAGATAAATCCGAAAGGATGTTATCCATAGCAGAAGTCATTTTAGAGCCGTCACCTTCAAATAGTGACCGGGCAATTGCTCCTACAGAAGCTTCGTTAACAAAGTCGGCAATTTTCAGACCTCCTTTAAGCGCCGTATCCATAGCACCTGACATGATCAAACTATCTACAAAGATGTTCATTCGAGCAGCTAGGATCTGTTCTGCTTTAGGATCGTTAGGGTCTACATCAAATGGCGCTATGTACGCCTCAGTATTTGTGTCAGCGCCTAACGCAACCCCTAGGTCACCCCCTGAGTATTTTAAAAGTTGCCGGGTAGGTTCATACGCTTTTTCAATTACAGGTTGCCCCACCTTCATCCAGGTAGTTGTTTTTGAAATAGGGGACATAAATCTTTTTAATAGGAACTCCCCTCCTTCTACCGCTGCATCTGATACAAGCTTACCTGTGAAGAATGATGCAGCTAGACCCACACCTTCACCTGTCACAGCATCAAACTTAGAAAAGCCTGATGACGTTCTAGGTATAGTGTCTGTCCATTCCACGAAGGACGTATCAAGCCCCACTTTATCTGCGGCAATGTCGCCTAGAGCGGCTATAAATTCTACTGTGTTAGTTAAGCTGTCGGTAACTTCATTTATTAGACGTGTACCTTCATTAACCCCGGCAGGTTTATCGGCGTAGTAGTCGGGACGTAACCTGCGAACTGTTTCGTTCCAGACATCTTGAATAATAGGTACTGATGTACCTGACCTAGCAGGATAGTAGACTATAAAGCTTTTTCCTGACACGGGGTCGTTATAAGTTAAGTTTCCTGTAGTAGGATCAATAACTGTGTCCTCATTGTCTGCATAAGCGTTATATATCTCAAATGCGGATACTTCTGCGTCAGGCTCTCTATTTTCAAAGCTGTCTTCTTTGTACCCTATTTTTAAGCCATCGTACATATCAGTACCTGGCTGGCCTATATACGCTTTGGAGCCATCCCCTTCCGGCGCTTGCATTTCCTGTCCAATAGAGTCGCTATATGCTTGGATCTCTTCGTTTGTGAAACCCGCAGCCTCTAGATCCGCAGCCTCGTATCCCCCTTGCATATTGGTTAATTCACTAGCGTAGGATACTAACTCAGGGTTTACCGTAGGCTCTTCAGGGGGATCTTCTTCATCGAACTGATCAAAAATATTAGGCTCTGTAGAGGTCGAATCTTCTTCATCGAACTGATCAAAGATGTTTGCCATTATTACTTACCTCTTACTTGGCTTAGTACTTTATCGGCAGCACCTGGACCGAATTTTCGATCAAAGGCTGCTCTTTGGTTAGGATTTTTCCTCAGGAAGTCTATGGCTCCGCTACTAGGAGGTTTAAATTCTGGGGTATCTCCTGTACCTGTGGGCGGCTCTGTTTGCGTAGACGTAAACCGTTTGTAGTTATCTTTAAGTGTTTGGGATGATTGTGCCGCCACATAATCAGCCATATTTAAAGGCTCACTTACAGGTGAGAATCCGTAGTTGTCTTTAAACCCTTGGATCTGGCTTCCTGGCCCTACTACTTTGAAATGTTTCTGGTCGTAGGATTCAATCTTACCTGCCATATAATCTGTCAGGTTTTTCTTAAATGCTTCCGCAGACCCTCCAGATGTTCGTACAATCTCCATGATTTTTCTGAAATCTTGGTTTGACATAGCGTTACCAGATTGTCCTTCCATGCGTCCAACTTGGAACGCTAAAGACAACATCTTAGCTTCAAACCGTGCAGTTGCGTCTGCCAAATTTTGTACATTGCCCGAAAGTACAGCGTCTAAGAACTTATTATCAAATCCACCCTGTCTCTGTAGTTGGTCAAGGGTTATTTCATCATTTGTTTCAAATAACTCTTCAACAACACTGAGAACTTGCCCACCTGATCGTCCTGCGCTTGTTAAGAATTTAGCAAGTTTACCACCTGCACCTGCCACACGGGCATCGTCTTCTACAATTTCTATAGCTTGGGTAGCGGTATCCATACCTTCAGCAAGTGCGGTATTAGCAACACCTAATTCAGTGATTATTTTCTGAGTTTCAGTTCTAATGGTTTTAAATGCATCATTTTCATTTGTACCTAAAGGAAGTGCATTTGTGACCACAGTGCCTTCTGCATCTCTATAGCCTGTCTCACCTGGCTTCTGGTAAACAGTTTTATACTCAAATTTACCATCACCTAGAGGAACTTTCGCTTCAACGGTAACAATATTAAATCCGTTTTTCTCCGCTGCCGTTTGACGCTCAGAGTTTGCTTGTTGCTGCGCTTTAAGGTCTTCAAGTGCCTGAATTATGTTATTACCCGCACCCTCTTTTTTAGCCAGAGATATTTGTGTCTCAGTTGTGTTAACGCTGGTAGCATTGTCTGCGTATTTACGATACAAGCCACTCTGCTCAAGTGCTTCTGCGGCAGCAATTTCACCTTTTAGAGCGGTTAACTCTGATGCAGGGGCATTGGCTTGTTCTGCAATACGCCTAATAGCATTGAGTTCCTGTGCTGACTTACCAACAAGATAGGTAGGTTCAAGCAGGTCTTTATAAGATGCTTCCCCATTCCTAATACTTTTTGCCATAGTAGTTGCTAGGTTAAAGTTAACTAGATCCCCTGCTTGGAAGAATTCTCTAGATTTTGCGGTCATTGCATCCGCACTGCTAGATGCCTCTGATATCCAAGAGTAAGTATTAACATCACCTTCATTAATACGAGCCGCTGCGGATCTGACAGTCGGGTCAGTAGAGTACTTAGCCACCAGCGCACGTTGATCTGAAGACATTTCTATCAGTTGTTTTTGTGTATACTCTTTTCGTGCCTCTATAATGGGTAGTATATCTGTTGCTATGTTATCAGGTATTTCCATACCTTTGGCTTCAGCTAGATCTATGCGATCTTGTAATTTGCTGGCGGTCATATCGTCAGCCAACAAGACTTCCATTGAGAATAGTTCTTCAACCTTTTCTGTTTTCTGGAGTGCCTGTAGGTTTTCGCCCCGTTCATTAAAGAAAGTCATAAACTCTGGATCAACATCCAGTTTATTTGCGTTAATATTCGCATTTGTTGCAGACCAATCCTCAAAGGTTTTGATGCCTGAAATATCTACAGGATCGAATTCACGACCTGGGGTGTTAAAGATAGCAGTTTTACCTCTCATCATAGAGCGATCTTCTACTACTGCACCTTCATCAAATGTTCCTGTTTCAATCCCCGCAATAACAGACAGAACTTCCTCATCCGAAGCTTTCTTCAGGCCTTCCCAGATGTTACGCATTTCAGCAATACGCTCACCATCTGTTGTTTTGCCTTTCAAGCGATCCTGTGCATAACGCACAAATAGAGCATCCTGGGTTTTCTCATCGAAGATGGTATCATCGGTGATACCTAACTCATCTAATGTTCCGTTCTCTTTTAAGTCTTTTAACGTGTCACCAACAAACTGGTATTTACCTACAGGAGTAGACCCTAGACCTTGTTTTTTAGCCTCTGTTCCATCTGGCATGTTTTTCTTAGACCATGCGTGATATGAACCAGCGCCACGTTTCTGTTGAAACGCCATAACCTCACTAATAGGCATAGTGCTTACGTTGATGTCACTAAATTGACTATTTTGCGATTGGTTAAGTAAGGCGTTAGAGCCACCTGCACCACTCTCTAAATCAGTAAGAATATTAGTGTTGCTAGGCAAACCTGGACCCTGCTCTGGGCCTATCATTTCTATGTTACCTTTATTAATACCACTTATGAAATAGTCATAAATCTTTGATTGATCTGCCCCGCCTTGGGCCATTACAAATGCCTGTTGAAATATCTCAGGAGAACTGGGAAGTTGCGCTTGGGCTATAGCTGCTTTTGCAGTGTTCCTGTTTTCTTGATCTTTTTCTTCTTTTTTACGTTGCTCTTCACGAATTCGCTTACGTTCTTCTTTTTCTTCTGCAAGACGATCTTTTTCAGCCGCCGTATCATTGGCAGCATCCTGCATCCAGCTTTTAGCTACAATATCTGCGGCTGCGGCAAATCCTGTTGCTAAAGGACTTTCTTCTTTAGGTTTGTAGAAGCCACTATTTACTTTAGCCCGTGCATCACGCCAACTCATCTGTAGGCTCCTCTTCTTCTACCATGCCCAACATTGCAGCCTGTTCGTCCTCAGACGCAGCCCCATCGTCTATAGGCGCACCCATAAGACCACCTTCTGGGATGACAGGGGCTTCCTCTAGAACCTCTAGGGTTTCTTCCTCATCATCCTCATAAATGCCCAGCGCCATTTTAAGAGAGGTAGGAGTGATGCTAATACGATCTTTGTCGCCAACTCCCATGTCGTACTTAATTTCTTGCTCATCAGCGATAATGCTAATGTATCGTGCTATTGGTCCTGCCATCAGTATAGCCAAATCAATAGAAAACTTACCCCGAGATATACCTTGCATCAGGAGAGATGTTACAACCGTGGATACATGGGCATCTATTTCTAGCAGTGAGAATACCAGTTCAATCTGCTCTGGTTCTTTCATCTTAGTGATCATGTAGTCCACACCTTCATCATAATTCACGATGTCAGGGGGCCTATGCCAAGGGTAGTTTCGTGTATCGGCGGCGTAGTTAGCACCCGCTATTGGGGCATCAAACATCTTCATCTACGCTCTCCTCTTCTTTAACTTCCCCCAGGATCATTTCTTCCAACTCATCAAAGTACTCAGGGGTATGAAATATTCCGCCCTCCGACATTTCATCAGTAGCACTGGGCGTCTTACCTTGCATAAATGCCTTGATGGATTTTTTTACGGCGTCTTCAAACTTCATTGGATTTCTCCATAATTAACCATCAGATATCCATCATCCCCTACAGATACTGCTTTGGGGTACTTTTTCTGAACTTCTTGTGCGATCACACCGAACCCAGGGTGCTTATCTGCCCCCACACGTTTGCCTTCTGAATTCCAATCCCAGGTGTAGTATTTGACACCTTTAATAGTGTCGTAGTATTCGATGTTTTCTTTCAGGCGTTTATCTGATTTAGATGTGATCCACGCTGCACCAAGCTTGAATAACCCATCTACAAAACTATTTCCGCCCCCGCTGCTACCTGCTTGCGCTCTAATTTCGGCAGCTAGTATGGTGGCGTCACGATCTGACTCCGCATTCCATCCCTTGAAAATATAGTCTAGAAGATTGTCCACCCGATCCCACATACGGGTCATTGCTTCTGTTGAAAGATCTAATGTATTCTTTACGTCAGTTGTTGCAGCATCAAACTCCATTTCTGTGTTTGTTGTAGCCACTGTCTGACGCCATTTGGCATTAGCAAGATCTAAGTTGTATTGCATGTCGGCATAAAACTCTTGACGGGATTGCTCTAGTTTGGCGTTGAACTCTCGCCCGTCATTGATTTCACCTGTATTAAACCTTTTCATTTGGTTTAGCTGTTCAGAGTTTTGCAACGAAATCTGTGCATTCATATTGTCATAATACTTTTGCATGTCGTTAGTCTGTTCTGCTCCAAACAACCGGGCTGCGTTAATAGCCGCCTGATCATTAAACAGGGCGTCAACCATTGCTTGAGTATTCACAACTTCAGCCTGTTGTTCATTAGTCAGGTTAGCCAAATCCATTTCCAAGAATGCTTTAGCATTCTGTACCGCAGCGGCCTGTCTGGCATCCAGATTAGCTATTTCAAATTTAGCCAACACGGCGGCTTTATTAATGATAGCTTCTTGTCTGTTATCTAAATTCTTAGTTGTTAGTGTCTGAAAGAATGTTGCTTCTTTTTCTGCAATCCCCAGGGTTGCTTCCATGATGGCATTACTCATTGCAGCGGTTGCGGCAGTACCAGAGATACCTGAGAAGGCCATCGTTTTAGAAGTCTCACGGGCCAGTGCTTGCGCCCACGGGGGTATTACAGGGTTACCGTTACTATCTTTAAATTCGGCAGAGATAATTTCCATCTGCCCAAGGATAGTAGCCTTGCTATCCGTGTAGTTGCCTTCACCTAATTTCTGGGCAAGCAGTTTACCTGCAACCGTAGACGTATCAATAATATTACTAATGTTTTGTGTGGCAAAGTCATTTAAAGCCTCGCCTGTAACACTTACTGTGCCGTCTGCATTTACACCTGTGGCAGCGCCTGTCATATCAATCTGAGCAGCGTCTACGAGGTTTTCATCACGGATCTCGCCTGTGGCTGCATTTACGGTTGTTGCGTCAGTTCCTAGCAAATCTTCTGTAGTGCTGGCGTCATAAGTTACTGCACCAGGATTATCTACATTGTCTACAAGGCTTGTTTCGCCCGTCTGCTCCACCTCTACTTCAGGGCTTTCCCCTAGTAAGTAGTTTTCGCTGGTAGGGTCTAACAATGTTCCTACAGTCTCAGGATCAAGATTAGGCAGCTTATCTACAAGACTTGCGCCGTTAGCCTTTAGCCACCCCGCAGGATCATCTAGGATAGCTTGTATTTGTTCGTTGCTGGTAGCCATACCAGCTTCTTCAGCCATCTTAATGATGGTTTCTGCCCCTGACGTTGTAGAGTTGCTACCATCGTCCTCAGTACCATTGTCGGCGGCTTCTTGAAGAATAGCGTCTGCCTGATCATTATCCCCACGCTCACGGGCGTCTTGGGCCATTTTTTCATAGCCAGATGACGATTGATCATAACCTTCCTCCCCAGGGTATTTACCAGATGCATCTTTGCGTAAGAAGTCTTGTACCTGCCCCGTGGTTTCGTTCACTTCTACCTGATACTGCATTCCCAAAAAGTTATGGGAATATTGAAAATCTGGCTCACCATCTTTTCCTGGTCGAGTATATACCACCCTACCATCTACAACCTGACTAGGATCTTTTTCAGGGTCTGTGCCGTTAGCCCACCCTGCTAATGCGCCAATAACACCAATAGGTGATGCAAAACCTAAAATCTTATTAATTCCAGACGGGGCAGCGCCTTTAGGCACAAAGTCTTCGTTTACTCCACTAGAAGTAACATTGGCCTCAGTGTCGTTTCCTGCGGTGTTCGCACTACCCGTATAAACCGAAGTGCCATCACTATCACTTCCGTATCCCCCTGAAGAGTTTGTCGGAACAACCGTACCTGCGTTAGACCCAGAGTCATACGTTAGCGTACCCCCCACATAGGAAGCCCCATCATTAGGAGTAAACGTATTAGCCACACTCTCAGTAAAGCTATTACCACCGCCAAAATTATCTGCCCAAAAGCCCATTAGATTTTATCCTTTTCCTCATTACATCTACGGATACGATCCCGCAGGTAGATGTAGTTTTTTACAGCCTCATCGATTGCCGTAGATGCGGCAGGAAGACTTTCTAATTCATCAGCTAATTGGTTGTTGAACCGCTCATCATACTGCTTGATTTGTGGACAGTAGATTTCGAGTTTGGTCCTATAAACCGTTTGAGCGCAGCCTGTCAGTAATAGACTTGCGGTCAGTAAGATTGTCAGTTTCATTATCTGCCATCGTTTTATAAAAATCATATTGTCTTTGACGGGCTTCAAGTTCATCAGTTAGAACTTTATTCTTTTCTTTTGCCCGTCCTTTAACCTGTCCAAAAACGTAAATAATGGGCAGGGCCAATGCTAAAGTGGCAATGATGTACATTTTAATCTTGCCAAATATGAACATTAATGGACGCCTTCTTTGTTGTCTTTGAAACGAGCGTATGCAGCCAATGCGATCCCGCCGATTGCACACACCAAGAAGATTGTTTTGAGCATAGGGGCGTAAGCTACCAGCCCCTGCATTTGACCTGCTACTTCGTTCATTGCAGTAGCCGCCCCAGCGATCCCGGCCCCCGCCATTGTCTTAGACTTAGCAAGCGATTTAGGAGCCTCTGCGGTAGGTTTCTGAACCATCTGTGGCCCACCTTCATCCGAAGGCAACTGAGCGTCACGGGAGAAGATAGCAGCCTCTGCGGTACGGCGGCGTGTTAGCCCACGAAGCGGCGTTAGTTTGCCATCCACACGGGCTTTGTTCCAGCGCATGATCTGTTCCGGACATTCGTCGTACTTTCCAGAGTTCAGACGTGTAAGCAAAGTTGATGATCGGAACGCACCACCGCCTAAATTGAATACAAATGAGGTCAAGGAATCGTACTGAGATTGAGTTAAAGGTACATTAACGTACTTCTTAACAATCTTGCCGTGTTCCTCTAAGTCCTCAATCAGACGCATTTCGGCATATTCTTTAGTCCACTTAACTCCAGAGCGCACCCCTTTGGTCGCTCCAAATCCGCAAGTCCACTTTCCTGCGGGACAACGATAGGCGTGTACCATCCCATCGTCTTTCACTCGATGCAGACCTTCAAACTTTTTAACAAGTTCTACGCAATCTTTAGATACTGTTGTTGGATGCATGATTTACCTCGTAGTTGCAAACGGCGAGGCAAAACCTGTTTCAGGCGCTCCTGCCGACATAGCTGGGCTTAAATTGCCCATAGATACATTTGCTCCCTGAAGTGTAGCCAATTGAGACAAGTTATTTAGTGTTCTGTTAATATTCATAACTTGATCACCCACACGGCTACCTTGTGCGTCGAAAGACCGTAGTAGTAAGTTACCTTTGTCATCCATTGCTCTTGAAACGGTTGTTCCGTTTTCTAAAACTGAGTTCTGTATTAAGTTGCCCTGATCATCAAAAGATTGTTCTAGTTGTTTAAATTCATTACGCATATTCATATCTAAGTCGGTTTGTTCAGCGGCTATACCTGCTAAGTTGCGAGTTTGCGTATCCAACTTCTTATCTTGCTGCGAGAAGCCTCTAGAAATTGCCTGAAGTTCAGTGTTTGTGGCTTCCTCAGATTGGTCAAAGCGTTTATCTAGCTGGCCCATTAGTGACCGTTCGTAAGCTTCTGCGTTGCCCAACATTGTTTCAACGTCCATGGATACGGCACTTATCTCATTCCCGTTTATATCCAGCTTTCTTTCAATGACATTGCCTTGATCATCTAGCGCACGGGAAATTGTGTTACCCTGGGCGTCAATAGAATTAGCAATTAAGTTCCCGTTCTCATCAAATGCGTTGACAAGCTTATTATACTGATCAGCGGTTTCCACACCCAAGGAATCTGAGGTGCTTTGTATAAGTTCTCTCACGTTTCCTAATCGGGTATTAAAGTTTTCCTGTGTAATCTGATCTTCCATAGAGGAAGTCGAAAAACCTGTGCCTACCGCACTTCCAAGCGTTTCAAACCCCGCATCAATACCCGTTCCTAACGTACCAATATTTCGGGATATGTTACCTTGGTTGACTGCGGAAGCTTGGGCAAACTCACCAATATCAGAACGTAGGCGGTCTGTTTGAGTTGCCTGTGCTGATGCTAAGTCTGACCGAGCGGAATTTGCCAAGGTAGTATCTTGTCCATATCGATCCACATAACTATCAAAACTAGATTTAAAGTCATCCTGACCACTCTGAAGAGCGTCTTGGTTAGCCAGACTTTGCCCAGCATAAATATCCGCAGTGTTTGACATGGTAGCTAAGTTATCATCAATAGTACCTTGCCCCCCAAGAACCTCTGCTTGGGTATTAGTTAGTTGCGTTCCTAGGGCATCAGCATTGGCAGTAGCTTGTCCCGCAGCGTTTGTCTGCCCAACGTCTAAAGTATCAAATCTAGCACCAGCGCCAGAAAAACCCGTATCGACTGCCGATTGAACTGTACCTACATCCGTAATAATATTATCCGCAGTATTCTGAACCGACCCGATGCTAGAATCTAACCCATCAAATCTAGCGTCCGTGTCTGCAAAACCTGTGTCTAGTGCTGTTTGTGCGCTATCTAATGAGGCTTGTGTAGCAAGTCCCCCTGTATTATTTTTTAGTGCCTCAATGATGTTACCATAGTTGGTTGACCTGTCTAAAGCAGCGGTAGTTCTATTGGAATTTGCTTCATCGTTATAACCTTTTAAGACTGCCTTAAGGTCAACAAAGCCGCTATCAGTGTTAGTATTCACACCATCTACTTTAGTACCTAAATTAGTAATACCTGTGCCTACGGTAGCAAACCCCGCATCAGCAATACCAGCTATTTCAGACTGATTGCCTTTTAGCGTGTCGAACTGAGTGTCGCCTAGCCCAGTTTGGTATGTATTGTATGTTTTTTTACTGCTCAGTAAGCCCATTAGTTATCTCCGATTATAGCACTTTGTAGGGTGCATATGCAAGCCCTTACTCTACTGTTTCTAAGCTTTTAGTAAGCATATCGACGAAAGCCTGTTTACCTACTGCTAATTGATCAAGGTTAAACTGAGTAGTGCCGATCTTTCGGTCTAAATCACCTACATGGTTTACCATAATTTTCTGTTGATCTGTTAGTTGATCTTCAGTGTATTCTTTGTCGTTTATTACAATGGTTTTTTTGTTTTCTGCCATTGGTTTTCTCCTTAATTATGCAGCATCTTTAACTGGCTGTGGTGTTGCATCTACTGTAGCCTGTGCTTCTGCACGTTCAGCCACATCAG